GCCTCGGTGCCGTTCTCGAAGATGTAGGCGAGCGGCGACGGGTTCTTGACGACCGCGCTCGCGGCGACGCCAGTCGTCAGGTCGTACGTCACGTTCACCTGGTCGCGCAGCCGGCCGGTGATCCGCGGGTACGCGGCCTTGATCTTCACGGCGGCGGCGTTCGCGTGCCCCTGCACGACGTGCCCGGCCTCGGCCTGCAGCTCCTTCGGCAGATTGAGCAGCGCCTGCTTCAGATCCGCGAGGCCGTCAATCACCAGGCTCATGGGGTGACCTCCGACGCGAGCACGACGGTCTCGACGCCCGTGCCGCCGGGATCCTGCACGTCGAGCACTTCGGCGGTGTGCACGCGGCCGCCGTGGTCGGTCCACACCAGGCGGGTCTGCGACGTGATGCCCGGGTGGTACCCGCCCGTGATGACGTGCGTGGCGTGCGCGGTCACCGTGTCGCTGCTGGTCGTCTCGGCGGTTCGCGCCGTCCGCGGGGCCGGGGCGAGCGCCGCCCACCAGAGCGCCGGGTCGAGCGCGGTGTACGTCTGCGTGTACCCGCCATCGCCATCCGGGACCGGCGCGGTCGGCGCACTGAGCGTGACCGGCTGGCGGCGCAGGCCGGTGGCGGTCGGACTCATGCGATCCCCGGGTCGTGATAGGCGCGCAAGAGTTCGCGGACCGTGACACTCAGGTCGCCTGGATCGGTCGGGCGCGGCGGCGCCTCGGGATCATCGCCGCGGAACCGATACCGCTCGGCCGTCTGCACGAGGATGGCGGCGACGACGACCTTGGGCACGGTCGTCGCGTCGAGCCAGGTATCGACGATCGCCTTCGCCCGCGGCGTCGTACTGCACCAGCCGACGATCTGCGCCTCGGCCTCGTCGGCGATCGCCTGCAGGTCGGCATCCTCGGCGGTCGAGGTGATCCGCAGGCGGGCCTTCACCTGGGCGAGCGTGACGAAGGCGGTCATCGGCGCCTCGTGTCCTCGTAGACCTGCTGCCAGTCCTTGCCCTTCGGTCCCTCGGGGCCGGGGCCGCCGTCCTTGCCGTCGCGGCCGTCCTTGCCCTTCTTGACCATCAGCGTCCAGGCCTTCGACCCATCGCCGGGCTTGGTGGTCGTCGGCTCGTTGCAGTGCCAGGCCGCGCCGGCCCAGGTCACGAGCTGCCCGGGCTCGTAGGCGTGGCCCTCGAGCCAGACGCCGCGAAACACGAGGCCGGGCGTCCCGTCCTTCCCATCCTGGCCGGGCGGCCCGGGCGGGCCGGGCACGGGCGGGCGCGTCTCGAGCACGCGCATGACGTAGTCCCGGATCACCGGCGCGATCCCGTCGATGACGGCGGCGAGCTCCTCGGCGGTCATGCGGCGAGCGCCTTCGTCAACAACTGTCCCGCCATCGCGGCGACCTGGCCGGGCGGCAGCGCATTCGCCGGCGCGCCCGTTGGCGCCGGCCGGGGTTTCGCAAACGGATCATTGGCGTCGCGTTCGGCGAGCGCCTCGAGGCTGAACATCTGCTGCTGGGCGTAGGGCGTGTCGCCGCCGCGGACCTTGCCGAGGCCGTAATACTTCCGGCGGGCTTCATTGGGCGACATCCCGCCGCCGCCGATCCCGTCTTTCGCCGCCGCGGTCTTGGTCGCGGTGTCCATCCAGATCAGGTCGTCGATATCGAATTCGGTCCCGTACTGCGTGCCGTCGGCCAGCGGCTCGAGCAGGCCGAGCCCCTCGTCGAGACTCGTCTCGAAATTCGTCATCAGCGATTGCAGGCACTGCGCGAGGTACTGCTGCAGCAGCGGCTCGACGTTGGCGTACGGCGGCGGCGGGCCGACGCCAATCATGTACGGCTGGACGTGGTAGCAACTGCAGACCGTCTCGGCCGTCCACTTCAACTGTTCGATCAACTGCGCGTCGACGGCGTTCATCGTCAGCGGCGTAAACTTGACGTCCGCCGTAAAGGCCGCGATCCGTCCCGCGTTGATCTCACTGGTCGCGCCTTCAAATTGCGCTTTCAGCGTATCGATCTGCGCTTGCGACATGCCCGCCGGCCCCGCGAGGATGCCACTCGGCCGGGCCCCCTTCGTAAAGAACTGGCTCGAGCTGTTCTGAATCGCCAGCCCCTGCACCGCCGCGAGGCCGCAGGCGTAGATCGGCGACACGCCCATGAGCGGATGAAACAGGCAGATCATCGTGTCGTGAATAATTTCCCGCGCCGGCACGATGAGGGAGTCCTGGGTCAGGCCAGCGAGCTCGCCCGAGAGATCATCGCGGCGCAACTCGTAATACACGCCGCCATCCGGCGCGACGAGCGGCTTCACGCGGCAGGGGTCGAGCACGTACAGCGCGGTCACGACGTTGCGGGCATCGCGCTGTTTCAGCACGTACGTGTTGCCCCAGATCAGCTTGGACGTGATCCACTGCTCGACAAATTTGCTGGTGGTTTGATAGCGGTTCGGCTTGCGGAGCACGGGCGAAAACGCCGGCGAGGTCGTTTCCGTCCAAATGCCGTCGGCATCCTGCTCCACCAGCCGCAGGCAGAGCTTCCCGATATCCGAGGCGATCAGCGTGACACAGGCGAACACGGCCGAGTACGCGAGCGCGAGATCGCGCCGGCCTTCGACGTTGACCTGCCAGGCGCCCGCGTAGGGTTCGCTGACGACGAGCGGGAACCAGCCGCCGCGCGTGCTGTCGAGGCCGTTGGGCGCCGTCAACGCCTTGGCGCTCAGCTCGAGCGCCCGCCCGAACGCGTGCAGGCGGACCGTCGCCATTACCGGCGGTCGTCTCGGCGGGCGCCGCCTTCGGGCGGCGGCGGATCCGGGCTCCAGCCGACCGGCGTCACAAACCCGATCCCGTACAGCGTTTCCGCCAGCACGCGATCGGTTACGGCGTACGCTTCGCCTTCGGCGTGCGGGACGCCGTCGACGGTGTGGTAGATCCGGCTGACAACGTCGAGGGATTCGCCAACGAGAGGCATGGTTCACTCCGGACCGCAAAGCCGTTTAGCTCGAGCGGCTGGACATACGCGAGGTCGACGAGAATCTGATCGCCGACGCGCGGGTACTGGCCCTCCCAGTACCCGGCGCGCTGGACAATCATCGGGATGCGTTCCACGTGACACCTACGCGGCGTACGTCGCGACGGTGTACTGCACGACGCCCGTGCGCGCTTTCTTCCAGTTGATAAACCGCTCGGCGCGGAGGCCGACCAAGTTCATCTGCCAGAGGGACGTGAGGACCGACGTCGCGAGCGGCGGATTGTCGAGCGCGGTATCCATCTGCAACGATGCTTCGCGCGAGACGTCGATCGTCACGCCGCCATCGTCGGCGTAGAGGACCGCGTTGGGCTGAATGAGCGCGACCGTGGTGCCGGCCGCCTGCGAGGCCACCGCGGTGTAGCCCATGATCGTGCCGCCGGTCGGCGTCGCGCCGGGGAAGAGCGGCTGGCCGAGCGGGTTCAGCGCGTTGGTGAAGGCCAGCGCGTTGGTTTCCGACAGGACGAGCACGGCGCCGGCGGTCGAGATGTTCGCCGTCGTCATCGCGTTCGCGAGCGCCTGGATGTCCGTGCGCGCGTTGGCCGGCGTCGTCCCCGCCGTCGTGATCGGGGTCACGCCGTTGGTGACGGAGCCGGGCGACACGCCCGCGACAGCGGCTTTGGTCGGGTCGATGAACTCGGTATCGAGAAACGCCGCGATGCCGTTGATCATGTCGCGGCGAATGACCTCTTCGGCCGAGGGCGTCGAGTTGCGCGCCAGTTCCTCGGTGATCACGATGATCCCGGCGCACTTGGTGATCCCGAGCGTCACGGTCGCGAAGGCCAGCTTCCCCACCGGCTTGGGCGCGCCCTGGCCGACCCAGGTGTAGGTCCCGCCGCCGGTCTGCGCGGGCACGGACACGTTGAACGGCACGTTCATCAGGTTGGGAATGCGGCCCAGAATCGTCGCCGGCCGCAGCAGCGCGATGAACTCGCTGGTGATCGGCTTAATGGGCGCGAGCGGGCCGGCCCACGTCGCATCGGTCGTCGTGCCCGGGGCCACGGCGGCCTTGAGCAGCAGCGCCACTTCCGGCGTCGAATCCTTCCACTGCTCGGCAAACGCGAGTTCTTTCATCGTGTCGCCGTGCCCGTAGAACTTCGCATGGCAGTACCGCAGAAACGCCGTGCCCGGCGGGACATTCGCCTTGACCGAGATGATCGGGACGCCGCCGCGCTGCGTGCTGCCCTCGGCGGACGTGCCCGCCGTGATCGGCGTGGCCTTCGCGATCGTGCTCGCCTCGAGCGCGTGGAGGCGGACCAGATGCGCGTCGATGGCCTTGATCTCCGACGTGAGGCCGTCGTACTCGTCGGTCTCGGCCTGGTCGAGCGTGGCCTGCGTCTCGGCCGCCTTCGCCATGATGGTCGTCATCCGGCCGTGTTTCGCGGCGCGGCTGTTCTCGAAATTGCTAATCTGCTCGCCGAGGGTTTTCTGTTCCATGTGAGGCGCGTCTTTCACGCGCACGATCGGGAGAGGGTCCCTGTCGCGGGACGGATGAGGGCCTGACGCGGCCAGGTCGAGCGATTTGATGGTGTGAATCGTCGCGCTCGCATTCGCGGGAATGGCGACGAGCGAGAGTTCGAGGATCTCGGATTTGAGAAACCGAAACCCCTTGGTCTTTTTGTCGAACGCTTCCTCGAGGGACCGGAAGCCGATCGAGACGCCGGCCAGCAGGCCCGCCTTGATCGAATGCCACGCCTCGTCGACGCGGTCGCGCAGGGT